TATGGCTGGTAAAACAATGTTTAATAAGGCTGGAATGGGCTTTGGTGATTTGTTTGGTGGTCTATTCGGTGAGATGGGTGGCGGTTTTGGATTTAACGGAGGCGGCTTTGGCGGCGGAGAAGGTGGTATGAATATCATCGGAATGCTTAGGGGCAGTGACTTTATATTGATGCAAGAGCGTGCTGGAAGAAATAGAAATAGACTAAGAGGAATTGGAGGCTAATGGCAAACCCAAAATTATACGGCGAATTTAGAAGTGACTACGGAAACTTCTACTTGATAGAGATATGGGATGAAGACTATACGGGCAATGATCCCGATAGGTTTAATGTCACGAGTAACGGCTTTGAGCTGAACTATTCGGGGCAAACGGACAACATCTACAGCCCAGTGATTGGCTCAAGTGTTTCCTTTGGTATGTACATCAAGGATGCTGCAACAAGAGCCTTTGAGACTGACTTTAAGAACTACCAAGAGAACCGCTACTACGTTAAGATTTGGAAAGGTAATTTTAATGGCCAAGATGCCGATAAGTGGTACAACACATCAAAGGTATCGGATGATGGCTTGGTGATGAACTTCTCACCTGATGAGGAAGAGCTTGTATACCTTGACTTCTTTTGGGGCGGTTACATCCTACAAGATGTTGTTAAGATAGAGGATGCTGCGGAGCCTTACGTTTTGCAGATAGAAGCAAACGATGGTATTGCCAAGCTCAAGAATGTTGATGCGCTTCGCTTTAGGTCATCAATTACGAGTATTTTTAGCAATGCCATATTCAGCACTTACAGCCATAGCATATTCCCTACCGAATGGCCAGCGCTTAAAGTAATAAGCAACTGGTGGAGTGAGCAGCAAACTTACAGCGCATCTGATAATCCTTTAGACTCTACTGCGGTTGATGTGGATGTTTTCCACGAATTTGATGCTGATGGAAATATAAGAAAGGCTTCATACTATGACGTGCTCACAAACGTATGTAAGGCCTTTGGTATGCGCTTTTATTTCTCCAATGGTAGCTACCGAGCAGAGCAAGTATTTCAGCGCGATATCAGTGCTTTTACAGAGTTCAGCTACAAAACCAATGGCAACCTTATTGGCTATGAAAGTGTAACGCGAGATAAAACACTTGACCAAACAAGCAACAAGGCGCGCCTGGCTGGTAATATCTTCAACTTCCTCCCCGCTGTAAATAAAACCCAAATCACAACTGATGAGGGGGATGTGAACTATGCGGGTATTATTAGCAACCAAACCACGCAGCCAACAATAGACTTAGGGTTTACTACGGATGATCCGCAAAATTGGTTGGAGATAAACTTCAAATCCGAGGTAGAGCTTGAGATAAACACAAACGTCAACAACATTAGAATATACTACATCATTAATGTTGATGTGGTTTTGGATGATGGCACAACAACCTATTACTTAAAGCGTAATCACATTGGATTGACACCAAACAACGCAAGCTGGACTACTACGCAAGCGGGTAGTGGTTACGAGGTAATAGTAGGGCCTTTCATTGAGCAAGTACAATCACCATACTCACCTCCTTATTCTGAGTTCCATAGCGCGAGCTTTACCGTTATCACGCCAACACTTCCTCAAGAGGGGGATATAACCGTTGAGTTCAATGGCAATAAGTGGATAAACAAATCGGGAGTAACTCGGACTTTAAACGCAAGCAACAACAGCTACTGGGACTCGAGGGTTATAAGCATTGACAAGATGAACGGTAATAACGGACATTTTGTAGAGGCAAGAGTTACCAATTCAAATATAGGCAGTGGCTTGGTCTATGATCTTGGCACCACTAAGATATTTGATGGTAGTGGGAATAGAGGAAGTTTGTACTATCAAAACGGCCTCGTTTACACATTAACAACGGGTTGGAGAGAAGGTAATAGCGGCAGCTATATTACAGCGCAGCGACTTATTGCTAATGAGTTCCTGGCACTTATGAATAAGCCTATCCAAAAGTACGAGGGCAGCATCTTTAGCAGCCACCATTTTATGACTCGCTTAATCTTTGAGGGAAAGAATTGGTTGCAGCTCGGCGGTAGATTTATTGCCAACTCTGATGAGTGGGACGGTGAATGGTTTGCTATATCAAAGGAGACTATTACCATCACAAATACCGATACGGGTGTCCCCGCCGATCCAGTGTTTAGTATTGGTTCGGGTTCATTAGATGGCCGCTCTTCTTTAAGCGCTACCAATATCACCGATTTAGGAGCGGTAGATGTTGAAGTGGAAAACGATGTAACGGTAGGGAATGACCTTGGCGTCACGGGCAATTCAACACTATCGACCACATCAGTTGGTGAGTTCACAACAACCGATAGGGTGAACGTCACATTGAATGAAATTACCGGTAATCCTGGCGGTTCAGAGACCCTATTATTACGCAATCATTTCAATTTTATTTCTTATTCGGGCGCTAACGGAACGTACACCATCAATTTGCCCGCGGCAGAGGATGGCGTAATACTACGCTTTAAAACGGATGATACGGTTTTGGCAAATAAAACAATCACATTGACACCGCAATCGGGTCAGCGTATTGATGCCGAATCGTCTTATATAATGGATCGCAGTTACGACGGTATCACATTGTTGGGCAAGGATTCCAACTGGTATATCATTCAAAAGAAAGAGAAATAAAAAGCCGTTAGGCGATACTTATATTTGTAATACATACATAAAGACAAAGATGAATGAAACAATCTCAATTCTACTACCTCCTCCGGAGAGGGTTGTTCAGCGCTGGGTCGGCAATAATCAAAAACGGACTCGTTATGTTTAACAAGTTCACGACCGCTGGCATTTCACACCCCGCCCAAGGCTCGGCCGAATTCAACGGGTCGAGTGATTACATACAACTAAACGAATCGTTTAGCCATACCAACCACACGATAGCGGCGTGGGTTTATGCGAATGATACGGCAAGCGCAAAAAATATATTTAATGCGCGTGATGCATATAACGATGGTTACGCATTATATATGGATGCAAACGAAAGTATTTTTTATCGTTTAGGTGATGGTTCAACTTTAAGCACTCTATCAAGTAACACAACAAACGCAAACGAATGGTTTTTTGTTGTAGGCACTTATAACGGAAGCACTCAAACATTATATGTAGACGGAAGCGTTGCAACAAGCATATCTACAAGCGAAGTTATAAACAACAGCACAAACGCAACGATTGGCGCGGTAAGCTACGATACTGCAACCGCACCAATGAACGGCAACCTCGCCAACGTCGCAATATGGAACCGCGCGCTTTCAAGCGATGAAATCAATAGCGTGATGTGGAAAAGCTATGAAGCGTTAAGCGGTACGGAATCAAACGGGTTAAAAGCGTGGTATTCTTTAGATGATATCACAAGCCCAGCGGCAAGCCTTGCGAATATGCAACAACTTGCAACGGATAAAAACGCGACAATCGAAAACACGGCGGCAATCACGGCGGCCATAAACTCACTAAGCTAATGGCACTAATTGACAAAGCAAGCCTACTTTTTGTGCCCTCAGTAGTGGCAGAAGGTAAGGCATTTAATGTACTACCAAGCGGAAACCGCGCACCGGATAGCACCGACCAAAATAGCGGGTACGACCA